ATATACGCTCAGAATGAGCGTGATTATTACCTATCTGTTCGGTTTTACCTATTTGAACAGGTTATCTATAGTATATATAAAATATACGGAGTCGCTCCGTTTAAGACTCCGCTCCTCCTATAATAATATTATAATTATATATTATATTGGGGATATTCTGCCCGTTTATGGGTACCGTTAAATTACCGTTTTAGGGGGCAATTGTGGGTCGTAGGCCAGGGGTACAAAACATCCCTAAGGATGCAGCCCAACTACAGGTACTAGAACTTCTAGCCCAAGGCTCTACTGTGGTAGATGCTATGAAGGCTGTAGGCAGAAACGATGTTACCTTCCGTCAATGGTCAATGGCCAACCCGGACTTTAAGGATAAGGCTGACAAAGCACGCCTAGCAGGCAAAGGTGTCAAAGCAGACCTAGCCAATCTAAAGGATATCTCCTTTGAGGAGTTCTCAGAACAGTTTTTAGATACCAAGTTGTTTGACCATCACAAGTCATGGATTGACTTAGTAGAGGGTAAGCAACCAAGGTGGCAACACCCAGCAATGACCTATGAGCCAGCCGCTGAAAATCGTATCTTAATTAACGTACCACCAGAGCATGCTAAGTCAACTGTACTTACCATCAACTACGTTACCTACCGAATTGCTGTAGACCCCAACGTAAGAATTATTATCGTCTCAAAGACGCAAGGTATGGCACGTAAGTTCCTATCTGCGATAAAGACAAGATTAAGTCATCCTAACTGGACCAAGTTGCAAATGGCATTTGGACCTAATGGTGGTTACAAAGCAGATTCACCAACCTGGTCTGCTGATATGATTTATCTAGGTGCAGGCAGAGACTCAGGCGAAAAAGACCCTACTGTACAGGCACTGGGATTTGGTTCCCAGATTTATGGTGCTAGAGCCGACCTGATTATCCTAGACGATGTGGTGATGAATGCAAACGCCCATGAGTGGGAGAAGCAAATTGAATGGCTTCAAAAAGAAGTCATCACCCGTTTGGGACGGCACGGAAAACTGCTTATAGTAGGAACCCGTGTCGCCCCCATAGATTTATACAAAATGATTCGTGACGGCGAACAATGGACTGGTGGTAAATCTCCATTTACCTACTTTGCATGTCCAGCAGTTTTAGAGTTTGATGAAGACCCTAAGAAGTGGAAAACACTTTGGCCTTGGACGGATAGGGCAGAAGGCGACGTAGATGAACCTAACGAACAAGGGTTATATCCCAAGTGGGACGGACCCTCGTTATTTACTAGAAGGTCTGAAGTCGCTCCGTCTGTTTGGGCTATGGTCTACCAGCAAGAGGATGTCCAATCAGATTCCATTTTCTCGCCAACAGTTGTGGCAGGATGTGTTAACGGTATGCGAAAGCGCGGACCACTTAAGGAAGGCACACCTGGACATCCAAAGAACTCACAATCAACATACACAGTAATTGGATTTGACCCAGCAGTAACAGGACGTTCTGCTTTCGTAGCAGTATCTTACAATCGTTCTGATGGCAAGATTTATGTTTTAGATTGCGTCAACATGGTTGACCCTACCCCTCAAAAAGAAGATGCTCTAATTAGAGAATGGGTAGAAAAGTTTAACCCACAAGAATTCCGGGTGGAGATTAACGCCCACCAAAAATACTACGCTATGGATACGGACCTAAGAAACTATCTGGCATCTTATGGATGTCAACTTAACTCCCACTTCACAGGTAAGAATAAATGGGATGTTGGTTTCGGTGTGGCCTCTATGGCAAGTCTTTTTGGCTCAACCAGGGACGGAAGATTCCTAGATAACAACTTAATAGAATTACCTTCTAACGAAGGTTCTGAAGGTCTGAAGTCTTTAGTACAGCAACTTATTACATGGAAGCCTGATACTAAAAACCCAACTGACTGTGTGATGGCTTTATGGTTTGCTGTGATTCGTTGCAGAGAACTTATGCAGACATCAAGCAGAGTAGGACAGTATCAAACAAATAGATGGGCTACCAGGGCACAGAAAGCCCAAAGAAGTTCACTTAATTTAGATGAAGCCTTTGCAGAGCAATGGCAAGAAACTTACGGTTAGGATATAAATGGCATTAACAATCGAACAGGTGGCAGCACGAGTTCAATCTATGCGCTACCGCAACAGCGAAAGAGATGCTCGCAACCTAGATGTACTTGCTGTACGTAAAGGTAAAATCTCTGAAGTATATCCTGACTTTTTTCCAGAAGGTGTAGACGCCAATGTCGTGGCAAATTTTATTGATATCGTTGCCAGGGACCTTTCAGAGGTTATGGCTCCTCTTCCGGCGGTTAACTGCTCAGCCGCTAATCAGGTCAATGACCGTGCTCGTTCTTTTGCTGATAAGCGTACTCGTATTGCTAGTAATTATTTTCAACATTCTGACCTGGCTATACAGATGTACTCAGGTGCGGACTGGTACCTAACCTACGGTTTCGTTCCATTCATTATTGAGTTAGATGATGACGCCAAGTTACCTCGTATCCGTGTAGAAAATCCAATTGGTTCTTATCCAGAATTTGACCGTTTTGGTCGTTGTATTGCATTTGCAAAACGATACACACTTTCACTTGGTGAACTTGTAGCACAATTCCCAGAGTTTGAATATCAACTTCTTGGTGGCTACGGATATAAACAAGACCTGAACTCACAGGTTGAAATGATTCGTTACTATGATGACGAACAATCTTTAATTTTTATTCCTGCAAAAGATAACCTAGTATTATCACAAGCCAAGAATCCTCTTGGTAAGATGATGGTAATTGTTGCACGTAAACCATCTATTGATAATGAGTTACGTGGACAATTTGATGATGTACTTGGAATTCAATTACTCCGCAACCGTTTCGCCTTATTGGCAATGGAAGCAGCGGAGAAATCAGTACAGGCACCAATTGTACTTCCACAAGATGTACAAGAAAGAATTACGCGTCGGTGCTCGTTACCCAGAGGGACGTACTGGTAATATCGACGCTTCTATTGTTACTGGCCAAGGTGTACAGGCTCTTATGGGAGCATTTGATACACAGGTTAAATCAGCCCAAGCAATCTTTGCTGCAGCATTGCGTGATATAATCCGTCTATGCTTTGAAGTTGATGAATTAATTTACCCAGAAGAAAAAACAATTCGTGGTGTTGATGCAGGTTCTCCATACGAAATTGTTTACAAGCCAACCAAAGACATCAAGGGTGACTACTCTGCTGATGTACGTTATGGTATGCTTGCTGGTCTTAACCCAGCCCAAGGACTTATATTCATGTTACAAGCACTTGGTGGTAAGTTAATCTCTAAAGATATGGCTATGCGTGAGTTACCATTTACTGTTAACGTCACACAAGAGTTAGAAAAAATTGAAATTGAAGATATGCGTACTGCGCTACTTGGCTCACTAACTGCATATACTCAAGCAATCCCACAGATGGCTACACAGGGACAAGACGCTTCTGAGGTTGTTCGCAAAATTGCTGCGGTAATCAAGGCACGTCAAAAAGGTCAAGCATTAGAAGATGCTATTGAAGCAACCTTTGCGCCAGCACCTCAGCCACAAGTTCCTTCTGCTGGTCCATCTGGCTCTATGGTTGAGCAACCGTCCCCTGCTCCCTCAGGCGTTCCAGTAGAAGGTCCTATTGCTTCTCCTGAAATGGCACCACCACCAGATATTCAATCAGTAATTTCAAGTTTAACAGCAGGCGGTAAAGCCGGAGCAAGAGTAGTAACCAGAGGATAACTAAGTAGGGGACAATGACAACAATAATTGGCTTAGAGTATAGAGATAAATGCTTTATAGTTGCCGATAGTCGGACAACCGATGCAGATGGCAAAGTTTATTCTCATCCTGAAGTTAAAAAGATTTCCGAGAATGGAATGTTTTTAATTGCAGGTTCTGGTGAAACATTACCTTGTGACATAGCGCAACATATTTGGGAACCGCCAACCCCAACTAGGCAAGATAGAGAAGATTTATATCATTTTATGATTACGAAGGCGATGCCTTCTCTACGTAAATGTATGATTGAAAATGGTTATAGATTTAATGATGATATAGATGAAACTAGATTTCAATTTATCATGGCTGTTGGTGGCGAAATATTTGATATTGATGAAGAGTTATCAGTAAGTAAATCTGCAGATGGAGTATATGCTGCAGGTTCAGGAGCACCATATGCTTTAGGTGCTATGTATGCTGGAGCAGATGCTTATGAAGCAATGGAAATTGCATCTAAACTAACTGCATTCACAGCAGGTCCATATATTTCAAAAGAACAACCTAGGAAAATTAAGTAGGAGTTATAATGGCTGGCAATCAAAATAGTGGCGGTAATAGACCAACTGCGCCACAGAACAACATGGGTGTGTCAGCAACAGGTGGAGCAGGTTCAAAAGATGGACAACCAAAACGCTATATACCTGGTGGTAAGTATGGGGAAGGTAAAGCATTGATGGAGCAACAAGCAGGTGCACCAATGGCTTCAGCACCTAAGTCACAAAGCATGGCAATGCCTGAAGGGAAAACTTTAGGTACATTGATGGACCCAACCAATAATCCATCTGAGCCAATCACTGCAGGTGTAGATTTTGGTCCAGGGCCTGGTTCTGATGCACTACCTAAAAACATAAGTGCAAATACTAGACCAGATGAGAATAAGGCAATTGTACAAAAGTATCTTCCGACTTTGTTATCTGCAGCAAATTTACCAGATACTCCAGATTCATATAAAAGATTTATTAATTATTTACTAGGTAGTCAATGAGTAATACAAGATGGTTACCTGGCAGCCTATTTGATAATATTGATAAATTTGCCAATTCACTTGGCTATCAAAATGCAGGCATAGCAATTCATTTAGCAATGCAACCTTGGGAATCTATTGAAGATAGAAACGAATTTATCCGCTCTATTACGGGTGATGATGTACAAGGTGGGACAGAGAAGATGTATCCAATTCGTAATACCGGGAGGTAAAAATGTCGTTGTGGTCTGACTTTACAAAGTCTGTATCCGACAAAGTTGTAACCCCCGTAAAGAATGTCTTTGAGGGTTTAGTAACTGGAACTTTAGAGCCTATAATTGATAAACCTAAACCAGGTACCGAAAAAGAACTTAAGAGCATAGTACAGGGTAAATTAAGAACTCTAAATGAGTTTGCCATTAACTCTGCTGAACGTTCTACAGATATTCTTTTAAGAACAGCGGTTAATCTAAACAACAAAGTTATCTCTCCATACATCACTAGACCAATGTCTACATTAGGTTTAGTTACGGATGTAAATTCACCTTTATATAAAAAGGGTGAATATGAAGAAGGTTTTCAGTTTGCAGATATTAAACGTGCATATGACCGTAGCGCAAGCGTATCTACAGCACAGGCTTTAACAAAGTCAAGTCTTGTAAACATAACACCAATCTTAGGTAATGCTAATAGAGCATGGCTAGGTTTAGGTGGAATTAAGTTAGATGAGATTGATTTATGGGATGACGAAAGTATTCAAAAGAATTTTTCAGAAAACGTAGTAGGTAAATATTACACGGGTACTCTTGACTTTTTTATTGGAAATAAAGGTATTGGTACTGCAGCAAGATTAGTTGGTAAAGTTGGAAAGACTGGTTTAAAAACAACTGGTATCTATACCAAAGAAAAAACAATTGCTGAATTTAAAGCAGATATTGATACCGGTATTCAATATGCTAACAGTAATGGTGCTGCTGGAAGACAAACAGTTGCTGGCAATCATATGCTACAACTTGCCGAAAGTACTAGCCTAAGCGAAATTGATGACATTGTACAGTTGTATAGCAATAACGAAAGACTATCATCTGTATTAGTCAATGTAAAGAATCCTGAAATAGCAAGAGATTTTATTCTTGCTGACAAAGGAGATATGGCTGCTCTTGGCAGGCTTGCTGAGACTAATGCCGACGATTTATTTGATATTGCAGATGTCGCAACTCAATTAAAGAACAGATACATCCTAGATGGTAATATCTACAATCCAGATGGTGCTGCTGTTCCACGTCTTAAGAAGGCCTTTGATAGCGCAATTGCTAAAGACCCTAGAATGGAAGAAATTCGTAGGGTATTCTTTGATGAGTCAGAGCAACTTAGAAATCTTGGTAAGGTTGATTATTTTCCTGCCGAAGTTAAATTTGCAGCAAATGCATATGGTAAAGCAGAATCAGCAGTACGTCTTGGTAAATCATTAACTAGATATGATGAGTTTACTGGCAAAGGTTCAGCAGATGCTCTTGGTGAAGTTCTATCTTTAAGATTAGGTTCTAAGGTAGGTGCTCCTACTGTAAATCTAATTAAATTTAGAAATGCTGTTAGCGGACTAAAACCATTACGTTATGTAACCTTATCAGGTATGCGTCCATTTGATGCACGTGTTGAGTTAAATGCTTTTATTGATAATATGCCAGTATTTAAAGATGGCAATGCTAAAATCATGACTGCTCCTAATGTATTTAGGAAAGCAGGAGATGTTCGTCGTGAGATGGAAGATGCTTTAATTAAAGCCAAGTCTCCACAAGACCGATATAAAGTTTTAGAAGAAATTGATGAGCAACTAGGTAGAATTGTTGCCTATAAACATGGTCATTTTACAGAAGCAGAACTAAGAGCGCAAATTGCCGCTATGCGTTCTAATGTATCAACCAATAAACGAGTCTTTGAAAAGAATGGTTATTCATTCAATGCCGACGGTACAATGAATCAAACTAATATTGAAACAACTCGCCAAATGGCTGAGTCTTATTTGTTTACTCCTTGGGATTTAATTGAGCGTGAGTTTGTAAATACAGCAAAAACTGGTATCAGAGGAGCACTGGTTACTCCTAAAAATACTATTGCTACTACATACGAATCATTAACTCGTCTATGGACATTTAATGCACTTGCTCGTCCTATGTTCATTATTAAGCAATCTATTGCAGAGCCTATGATTAGTGCTGCTATTGCCCTTGGGCCTGGTGCTGCCGTAAGAATTGGTACTACTGCATTAAGAAATGCTACAAAAAATACATTTAACTTTACTAGAGATATAGCGGCAAAAGGTGTAAATGCAAAAGACCTTAAAGCAATTAATAAAGCCGTAACCGCAAAGCAAAAAAGCATAAGTTTATTAATCGCACAAAAAGATGAGTTAACCGCAGCCATTGATGATATGGTAACTGGAAAAGTTTCTCCTGTAGCAAAACAACATAACTTAAAGAAACTAAAGAAGTACTTAAATGCAGTTGATGAGTTACTAGATAATGCGGAACTAGATTTAATTGACATGGCTGCACCTTTGGGCAAGGTACCTAAGGTAGCAAATGCTCCTTCTTTAAAGCGCAAGATTGAATATATAGAGAAGAATGCATCTGCTGCTACTTTAAAGAAAGTACAGCCTCAGTTAGATGCTGCTAAAATTGGTTTATCTAAATATAATACTGCATTAGCCAAGATGGCTACAAATGGTAAAGTGCTTAAAGATGTTGACGATACTTTAACAAAAGCATATGATGACATCGATAATGTAATTAAAGAGAATGCTGAATTACTTGAAGAGCAGGCAGAAGTATTTGGTCGTAGCGCAGCATTTAAAAAACGCTACTATGGCAAAAAAGATAACTATAGAGTATTTAATGGACAATATGTTAAAGTCACATCATTTTTTGATGATGAGACTGGCAATAACTTCTCAAGAGCGGTACGTGCTGAGGTAGATAATACTAACACCTTAGAACAGACATTCTTAGGCGAGTTATCTGTAGGAAATCGTCAGGCTATTATTGCAAGCAAAGTACCTAATATGCCTATTGATATTACCAACCCATTATACTTTGACGAACTGCAACACGTAAGTAATAACTTCTTACGTGGAGATAAACTGATAGATTTTATTCTTTCTAATCCGCCAACTACAGCAATTAAGTCTTGGGTAACTAGCCGTGAGGGAAAGAGATACCTAGCACAATTTGATATATATGATAAGACTGATGGATTAGCATATGTAAAAGATAAATTTGCTCTTGTCAATAGAATGATTCCTTCTAAAGAAGCACAGTCAATTATTGCAAAACGAGAAATTCGTGCAGATGAGTTGCAAAAGTTGTTGGCCCCATATGCAAAAGAGAACAAGTTGTTCCCTATTGCACCTTCAGATTGGTCATACGCTGAAAGCGCAATCGTAGGGCAGAATGCTACTAAAATTGTAGACGGAATGATTTCAGGCGCAGCAAGTAAAATATTTAGAGTTTTAAATGCTCCTGAAAATCCTATTCGTGAGAATTTCTTTGATGAAATTGCCATGACTAAGTTAACTCAGAAAGCGCAAAGACTGGCTGACCAAGGTGTAGAAGTAACAGAAGCACAATGGAATGCGTTGCGCCAGGCTGCTGGAAGAGAAGCACTTCAAGAAACAGAGAAAACTTTCTACACAGTGCGTCGTCAGAATTCAATTCTATATGCGATGCGTGCTGCTGCAGCATTCCCAACTGCATCCCTTAATGCTTTCTATCGTTATGGTAGATTAACAATTAAGAATCCAGAACGTATGCTAGGATTTACCTACAATTATGGCAGAACATTTGAGAACTTTGGTGTAGATAAAAACGGTAATCCAACAGATAATATTGATGATATTGCCTGGTTAGTTATTCCTGGAACTCAGGATTTAGGATTATCAAAAGGTGATGGCGTAAGATTAAATGCACGTTCATTAGGATATTTACTTAACTATCCAAGCCCATCTTTTATTACATCTATTACATCGGCAAAAATATTTAAAAACTGGCCTACTGCTGAAGATTATGCTAGCGGCAAAAAAGGTCCTGAGTGGTTACAAACAATGCTTGGTGGATTGTATAACTCATGGTTCCCTTATGGTCCACAAGATTCTCCTGTTAAAGCATTTATCCCATCTTGGGGTAATGCTGTATACAACTATGCTACTACCCCAATGGGAAAGACAGATTTCTTACAATCAGTAAACTCTGTCTATAGATATCATAAAATGCTATACGATATGGGCATAGATAAAGAGCCTATAACTGAAGAGCAGGCTATAGCCGAGGCTAGAGGTTTATGGTTCCAGAAGTTTAAGAATAGTTTCGTATCACCATTTGGTGTACCAGTAGAGACTAATCTTTATCCTGCAAGTATGATTGATAATCTATATAACACACTTGTAAATAAATATCAAGTACAAGGTAAAAATAGAGAAGAAGCAAAGACTCTTGCTGGCGATGAATTACTAGCAACTGTCGGAACTGATTTAGTTCTTGAAAATATAACCTTTAAAGATTATAATAAGAATATTCCTGGAGTAGTCCCTACTGTAGAAAACTACAATAGAATATTTAAAGATAATCAAGACTTAGTAAAGCAATTGTCTCAAATTAAAGATGGAGATATTTCTTTAGTTGGTCTATTAGGTGCAGATATAGAGTACAAAGCAGAAGATAGAAATACTGCTATATCAAGATTACTAAATGACCCTAAACTTAAATTGCCTGGAACAAGCAAGTATATTAATGACCTTAGACTTACTCCAGCAGAAGAAGATTTGCAACGTCAAAAGAATATCCTGTGGGGAAGATATACTGCCCTGAAGGACGCATTAACTGCCCAAATTACTGATGGCAAATCATTCCGTTCTCATCCAGAACTTGGTGACTATCTAGCATATGTAGCAAGTACTACATTTAGAGAAGAAAGTCAAGCCTGGTATGACGAATATATGGCTGGTGTTCGTGGAGATAATTCCTACAACTATGCCAGAGCATTAAAGTTAATCACTACAAATGATGACTTTATGAAAAAGAATGGTGACACAGAGTACTGGAAAGATGCACAAATGTTCATGAATCTTCGTGACCAAGTTGCTGCTTTATATAAATCTTTTCCAGATGGAGACCCACGTAAGGCTAAAATGAGAGATGCATACTTAGCGTATATTGATACTAACATATCAGCATTTCATCCTAAACTTCAAACTATGATTAAAATTTACTTCGATAACGATACTTTAAAGGTGGTTGAGTAATGGCTGGTGAAAAAGAACAACAGACTACTAATCAGGCAGCACTAGATATAGCCGGATTTACCGAGTTTATGAAAACATATCTTGGTGGTTCAAGTAGTCCAAAAGATTCTACAACCACAAGCAGAAATGTATCTAAGTTAAATAAAGTTAGCGCAAAGGCACTTATTGATAAGGCTGCTAAAGACGCTCAATTTACTGGTACAATCACTGATAAAGATATTGAAGATTTTATAAAGAAGTTTAATGCTGAACAGGCTAAACAAATAGAGACTGTTGTAAAGGCTGTAACTTCTAAGGTAGCACCAGGTGCAAGTCAGGCTGCTGCTGAAAGAGAGATACAGTCTATACTTACAACTGAGTATCCTTCATATTTCAAGCCAGACACTTTTGCTTCCGACTGGATTTGGTCTAAGATTAATTTTAAAGACGAAAAGACTTTAGGCGGAAAAGCATTAACTGCTCTTGGCAATGTTAGAGCAATAGTTGCTGGATTTGGACCATTAGATTTTTCTGAGGTAGAAGTTCAAACTGCTGCAAAGAAAATTGCTAGAGGTGAAATATCGAATGATGATTTTCGTTCTACCATTGCACAAAAGGCTATGGTTAACTATCCTCAATATGCAGAACGTTTGAAACAGAATCCTGGTTCTACTATGAAAGACCTTGCTTCTCCTTACATTAATCTTATGGCTAAAGAGTTAGAGTTAGACCCTAATTCAATTGAGTTAGATGATATTGATTTAGATAAAGCGTTAAGACCAGATGGTACAGCAGGTAAACTTCCAACAATGTCTCTTGCTGAGTTTAGATTAGCATTGAGAAATAGCCCTCGTTGGGAATCTACAACTGCTGCTAATGAGGCTGCAAGAAGTGCCGCTACCGCAATGGGTAGAGCATTCGGATATGGAGTATAATGGCATTTGTATATAACCAGGGTAATCCACTTGCTACAAACGTCTATGTTGCCCCAAAAACAAAGACTACAACTGCTGCAGTTCCTAACTTTTCTCAGACTTTAAATTTGTATGGTACACCTACTCAAAATACTAGAACGGTTACTAACAAATCAACTGGTGGTTCAACTCAACCGGGATTAGGACCTCAAACTGGTCCAAGTAATACATTTATACCTGGATACACTCCACCTAGTACTGGTGGCGGTGGAAGTGCTCCTGCTACTGATACTTTCCCTGCAGCAGGAACATTTGCTGGTTGGGAATATTCTACTGATAAAAAACAAAGAAGAATGAAATTCCATGACGGCAAAGGTGGATTTTATTATGGAGAGTTTGAAACAGCGCCAGTAACTGAAGAAGAGAAAACTCCTGAAAGAGTATTGGCTCTTGATACATTTAAAGCAACCCTAGGATTGTTACTAGGTAAAGATGAAGCAAATAAACCATACGTTCAAAAACTATACAGTTTAGTATCTGGATTCTATAAATCAGGTTCTACTGTAGACGAGGCATTAAATCTTGCTTTATACCAGGCCGAGAATGAAAAGGCTATTCCAGAATTTACAAAACGTTTTGCTGGTATATTTGCTATTAGAGATATGAAGCAAAAGGGAATGGCGGTAACTGTTCCTACCATTGCTGAGTTTTTTGCAACTGAAGCAAAGATGGGCGAGGTATTAACCAATGCTGGCCTAGGTGAGTTAGCAACAGAAGATTTCTTAGGCGGAGTTATTGGTTTAAATAAATCAGTACTTGAAGTTGGAAATCTTATTAGCGATGTATTTACTGCTATTGATTATGCTCCAACAGAATTGAAAAAGACTTTAGAAACATACTTCCCTGGAGTAGATAGAGTATCTATCGCTAAGGCTATATTGACTGGTAAAGAAGGCGCACAAGAATTAAGTCAGAAAGTTAAAGGCGTATCAGTACTGTCTGCTGCACAACAACAAGGCGTAGCAATGGATTTGTCTACAGCAACTAATATTGCTAAACAAGGTTATGATTATCAACAAGCCTTAACTGGATTTGGTCAAGTAAAACAACTTGAAAGAGCGGGAACATTGGCTCAATTTAAGGGTGGACAATTTACTTCAACTCAAGCCCAAGAAGCAGTATTTGGAAAGAGTATCCAACAACAAAATATTCTTGAACAATTAAAGGAAGAAGAATTGGGAAGATTCCAAGGTTCTTCTGGAAGATTTGCATCTAAAGATAGAGCAGCAGGAATAATATAACTAGAATCCTAATGGACCGACCAGCCCCATTAGCGTATAAGACTGGTAGCAAGAGCCAACCAATTTCCCCGAATTGACTTGAGGCTTGCGACTAACAAACGAATAGAAAGGGTGGTTGCTATGAGCAACAATTACTGGGATGAAGACGAGGACGACCTAGATACTACAAATGAGTACGCAGGTGATGGAAGTGACTTACTTAAAAAGTTACGGAAAGCAAAGCGTGCTGATGAGAAACGTATTAAGGAACTTACTGAGCAACTTGAGTCACTATCCAAGTCGCAGCGTGAGCGTACTGTCAAAGAAGTCCTAGAAAAGAAGGGTGTAAACCTTAAAGCAGCAAGACTAGTACTAAAAGATTTAGATGATGTTAACGAGGAGTCAGTTAATAATTGGCTCGATGATAACGCTGAATTGTTTGGTATTAAAGTTGCTGAAGAGGCACCAAGAGTAAGTGAAACAGATAAAGCAGCCTTAAGGCAGCAAGATGTTATTACTCAAGGAGCAATTACTCCCGACAGAGCAGAAGACCTAAGTCTTCGCATCGATAATGCGGATTCAATGGACGCATTGTTGGATGTACTTCGCTCTCAACAATAATTCCGTTCATAGTCACTTGGAGGTGACGAAATGGCATACGTATCAACAGCCTCTGATTCTCTCGGAGGTACCGCTGGTGCTGCTGGTCTAGTACAAAAGGCATATGACCGTTTACTAGAATTCGCTCTCCGTTCTGAACCACTAATTCGTTCAGTCGCAGACAAGCGTCCAGCACGTCAAGCAATTCCTGGCTCAACAGTCGTTCTACAACGCTATGTTGACCTTTCAGTAGCAACTACTCCTCTGACAGAAACAACTGACCCAGATGCAGTAGCAATGTCTACACCAACATCAGTAACCAT